TGTTCCCAAAGACGCACCAATGGATCAAGTTGAAGTTATTGTTTCGCAGGCTAAACAAAATTCAAAACTCAAAGATGCAATTATAGCATACCTTGAAGGGCCAACCAAACGAACACCAGACACTGGTCTTGGGCAGCAACCACAAACGGCAACGGCATGAAACTAAATGAGGGTGGCAACGAATTCAAAGACGCTGAGGGTAAGCCAGCAACACAACGCATCAATCAAACAGATGTAAAACCCACTGTGGCTTGGTTAGAACAACTAACTGGACTTGAATTGCTAAACAACATGCTAGGCAGTACAGGTGTCGCAGCAACATCAGGCGATTTAGATCTAGCAGTGGATGCCGGCAAAGTAGACAAAGGTCAGTTTAGATCCAAACTAGAATCTTGGGCAACCAGTCACGGATTTGAGCCAAAAGAATGGGTGTCTGCTACAGGTATCAATATACATCTTAAAACACCTATTGCAGGCAATCCTGACAGAGGTTATGTACAAACAGATTTTATGTTTTTACAAAAACCAGACTTTCAGAAATGGTACTTAACACAGGATCATGACAGCAACTTCAAAGGTGTGACACGAGCTATACTGTTAGCAAGCATTGCTAAAAGCATGGGCTACAAGATAAATCAAAACGTTGGATTGGTTAACAGAGCTACCAATGAACTGGTCACTGACAATCCAGATGAAGTTGCAAAACTGTTTATTCCGGGTGCCACAGACAGAACACCGTTAGGCAGTGTTGAAAAGATCATGAAGGCACTTGCTCGTGATCCTAAACGTGAACAAAAAATAGCAGACTTCCGTGGGTATGCTGAACGTGAAGGATTCCAGTTTGAAGAAATCAACGAAGGTGGGGCTCATTGGCTTGCAAGACTGCGTGATAGAATTGTTCACCAAGGCATGGAAGTGATCACAGAAAATCCCTACACACCATACAAACTAACTGAAGGTGTGCGCATTGAGCATCCTGAAGATTTGGTATTTGATCATGGTAGCAAAGGCATTACACAAGCACTTGCTGGTATACAACGTGCCGCAGCAGAACCTGCCAAAACCAACACTATCAAATGGGATGGCAAGCCAGCAGTTATATTTGGACGCAACGAGCGTGGTGAGTTTATACTAACAGACAAGTCTGGATTTCTTGCCAAAGGCTATGACGGCATGGCCAAGTCACCTCAAGACATCGAGCGCATCATGAACATGCGCAAAGGTGACAGAACAGACTTGATTGCTATCTATGCCAAACTGTTTCCACTGTTAAGACGCACAGTGCCTGAAGATTTTCGCGGCTATGTGCAAGGAGATTTGTTGTACAGCGACACTCCTCCATTGGAAAATGGTTCTTATGTGTTTACACCAAACACAGTAACGTACAGAGTCAGTGCAGATACTGCACTGGGCAAAGCAGTAGGCGCATCCGAAGCAGGTGTAGCAGTACACACAGCCATTGATGAACCAGGCGGCAGTGCAAAACCAATTACCAGTGCAGTGCTAGACAAAGCACCTGGTGTGCTGATACTTGATCCAACCATGAAAGATACTGGTAGCAAAATTACATTAAACGCAGACTTGGTCAAGCAAGTACAAGATATCTACAACAACTATGCTCCTGAAATTGATGCATTTTTCAATCCTGGCGAGCTTAGAGCAAGAAAGATAACCAACACTCCTGCACTGCTAAAGCAGTATATCAACAGCAAGGTCAGAGCAGGCAACTATAGCAACATGGTCAAAGACTTTGGACCATGGATCACTGCCAAAGAAAAAACCAAGGCACCAAGAATCATTGAATGGATGAATGAAAACAAAGGTGCAGTTGCAGCACTGTTCAGCAGCTTCTTAAACATCAGCCAACTTAAAAATGACCTGGTGCGTCAACTGGATGCACAAGATCAAGATGTAACGGCTGCTATCGGTGACGAGCCTGGACATGAAGGGTATGTGGGCGCAGGAATGAAGTTTGTGGATAGAATGAGATTCTCACAGGCTAACTTTGCGCAAAACAATCCGGAGTTAAAGTAATGGCTGTTACTCCTGTAGACATCAAACAACTGGAAACATTTGCAGACAGAATGTTTGGCAAAGTGGGTATTGATGTTGAGTTTACTCATCACTTTTTGCAAAGAGCCAATGACGAGCGCAATGATAAAGAAATTATGCCTGCTGAACTTACACGTTTGTTTAAGCAGGAGTACAAGCGTTGGGGCAAGCCTATTGCACAACTAGGTCCGGATGCTGAAGGTGTAATGCAGGACACTGTTACAAACATCAATGTGCCATTTGCACTTGTATGGGACAGTGAAAACCAAGAACTGGACTTGATTGCCAAAACAGTGATGCGCAAGGATGACTTTAAAACAGCAGATCCTGTGTTTGCCATTGAAGATTCACCTTGGGCTATTGCAAAACGCTACATGATGCCTAAAGTATATGGCGGCAGTTATAAACAGGCAGCAGCAAGATTGCACAGAATGCTTGCAGCGCAGGGCGATAAACTAAAACATGATCCAATGTACTATGCAATGCAAATTGCAAGAACATTTGAAAAAATGGACACCAGAGCATTATTTCAATTTTACAAAGACCAGTATGGTGATGAAGCCATCACTGAAGCACCAATTGTTGAAGCAAAAGAAATTGAATTTGTGTGTGTAAACCCTTCACACAGCAATGCAACTATACAGGATAATCAGGACAAACTCTATGAACTGCTTAAACAGGTGCCTGGCATTGTTGTATACCGTCAAGACTTTGGCGAACACAACAGTATGGCAGCTATTCTCAAAAGCACTGCCGCCGCCGGAACAACAGCAAAAATAACTGCACTTGCAAAACAAGCTGACGTTGAAGTTGATCTCAATCAAGAAGTAAGCGATCAATTTGTTGACAGCATTTACACTGGCACATTGGAAAACTTGGTTGATTTTTATGATACTGACACAGTCAAAGAACAAAACATATTCCAAGAGCTTGATGAAAGTCGTATGTGGAAGCAGATCAAGCAGCTAAATGGTTTGAAAATGAGCAAGATTGGCGAGTATGCATTTGAACAGTTGCTTGCACTGCAAATACTAGCACAAAGTGATCCTGTGTATGCTGCATATCAAGCAGCTCAGATCATGAAACTGCAAAACTTTGATGGTTTCCGTGTTAGTCAACCAGATCTATACAATGTGCTTTGCATACTGCTAAAGCCAGAACAGTTTGACGATCGTATTGAACAAGACGTGAAGATTGTTATGCCTGAACTACGCCTAAAACGCAATCTAAGAGCCATTGCCAAAGGCAACTTCAACAACAGCGACTACAGTTACATGATGTTGATGCTACAGCGTGAAATGCAAGATTATTTGCCTGCTCCGCTTATACAACTGCGACGTCAGGCCAGCACTTGGGATCGCATTGTGCCATCTGATCGTAACACAATATCAGATCGACTGATGCTGCAAATGCGTGAAAAAGGCTTTCAAAACGAATATTATGAGCGTCTGAGAAAGACCAATTTCTCCAAAACGGGCTAAATAAAAGTAGGAACTAAGGTTCCACCATTATTAAGGAGAAATCAAAATGGCTTCATTTACAAGAACACACGGTGACTTTAAACCAGTCCTAAACCTAGACACAGGTTCATACACTTCAGGTGCAATCAACCTGCCTACATCAGCTGCAACAGTTAACCCAGCTGGTCCAAAGCTAGACTTTTTCACAGTCACACTAGCTAACGTTGCTACAGACGGCGACGTTGCTAAAGCTACTGTAGACGCTATCCAAGGCAAAGCTACAATCGCTATCATGGAATTCACAGACACAGGCACAGACACACTTGCTATTGCTGTTTATCCAACAGGCGCTTGGACAACAGGCACACTAGACACAGCCACAGGCGGCTCATCTGCTGCTACAGCTACATTCACTAACTAATTTCAGTTACTGAATAATTCATTAAAACCCTAGTTATTGCAACTAGGGTTTTTTTGTGGCTAAGTAATAGTATGGTAATGACAAAATGGATCTATGAAAGTCCAGATGGTGGTAACACTGTTTATCGTAGACGTAGCGGCACACATCACAGAGAGCTTGTACAAAAAGCACCTGAACCACATAGTGTTGCAGCACACGTCAGTGAAATTGTTGCAGCCAGTGAAACAGATCCAGCATTGAAAGAAATGTTGGACCAATTGATAGTATATTGGAGATTGAAGCATGCAACTGATTGATGTAGTAACACTGTTTGATTGCACTCCAACTGGCACAAAAAGTTATAGAAAATTGCAAACGCCTGTAACAAACAATGTGGGCAAACAAATTAGCACCATAGACGAATGGAACTACAGTCGCAATCAACAACGCAACTGGGAAACTATCCTACAGTGTATCAGTTTAAAAACACAGCCCATTGAAGTATCTGAACCAAACTGTTTTAGCAAAGATGAAATCAATGTGTGGCAGTTTTCATTTCACATTGAACAACCAGGCATATTTGATGACGGTAACGATCCACTAGGGTTGCTAAAACAAGACGTACACGGCGTTCCAATGATTGTTGGCCTCAGTGAAACCTATCAAGAAGGCTTTTTAATGCCCTATATGCTAGCTACCGGAGATAATGCTAACATATATTTTAAACTAATACAAGACGTTAGCGATACAGAATTTTGACAATTTTTGGTAAATAATATTAACAAAATTATGTAGAGAACACAAATGGCTGATACCACACCAATTGAAAAAAAGAGTTTAGAAGCGCACGTTGACTTATGCGCTGAGCGATACAAAGCAATGGCTAGATGCATCGAAGCTTTAGATTCTAAAGTTGATCGTTTAGAAATGCTAATTAATGAAGTGCATGTCATGGTTGAAAAAATGGCACAACGCAGAAATGACCAGCTAATCGGCTGGGGCACTGGTATAATTGCATCTCTTTTAGGAGTAGTTGGATGGTTGGTAATAACATACGTGGTCAATTAAAAGCAAAACAAGCCTCAAAATTTTTACAAAAAATTGCAGATGATATTCTTGCAACAAATCCCAATGCAATTTTTCGCAATGATGACACTATTTTTGCATTTGCTGACTATGAAATAATTAAATTTTCAGATGAATATGAAATTTGGAAACAAGATAACTATGTAGCTTCATGTAGCAGTTGTAGAATTGCACTTGCTTGGTGCATATTTGACAAATACAATCAAGTAACAAATGCAAACAACCTATTACATTTAGAAAATCAGTTAAACGGCAAGCAAAGTGAAATGATGCATTACCGTCACTTTATTAATAGCCGCAAAATTACGCCAATGCAGCGAGAAATTACACTTAACCGCTTGGATGTTGCAAAAGATCAGTATCAATCACTGAGAAAACAAATTAACAAAAGTATAAATGTTGCTAAATACTGGCAGCAAAAAGGATTTGATAATGAAACTATTCGACCTAGAATCACCGCAGACTAAACAGTCGCAGAAAGTTTTAGAAAGCTATTTTAGTAAAAGCATTGACTTTGAAAACATGGCTTCATCAGCAGCAAAAAGCATGTTGACAAAAGTTCGCAGTTTAATCAGTGAGCATCGCACACATACCAGTGAACGCGATCCTGGTTTTATAAAACTGTTGGTTATGGAAAGAGGCCTTGCAGCAAGACTTGCTATGCGCGAAGCCGATGTGAAACTTGAGCCACAAACTGGCGCAATGAAAATCACAGCCGATGGCGAAACCATTGGTACTGCAAACAATCCACAAGCGGCTGCACAGTTTAAAATGGCTGTTGACAAAGGCGATATTGATCTTGGTGAAGGCGATTATTCAGCAAAGAAAGCTCGTGCTGGCAAAGACATTGGCAAAAAAGGCAAGAACTTTTCAAAGATTGCCAAAAGTGCTGCTAAAAAATATGGATCAAAAGAAGCAGGCGAAAGAGTTGCTGGTGCAATCCTAAACAAACTACGCATGGGCGAAAATATTAAACTGAAAATGAATGGTGCATATCTAACTGAAGACGAAGTACAGCAGGCTCAGGTCGTACTTGCTGCACAAGACATGGTTGATAGAATCCAAGATATGCTAGAAGACGTAACTGCTATGCAGTTCAAGGACCTTCCTGCGTTGAGTGCAAGCATTTCAAGCACAGTTGGCACAAACGAATCACAGGCATTTAACAATGCTGCTAGTGCTGCACTTGCTGCTCTAGTTGATGCGGTACAAGCTGCCAAAGTTGGCATGGAAACTGCACAGGGCACACTAACTGGACAAGAGCCAGTTGTTCCAGGTGCTGAAGAAGTTGCTGCTCCAGTTGATCCAAATGCTGAAGTAGACGTTGATGCAGACATTGAAGTTCCTGATGTTGATGTCGACGTTGATGTTGAAGAACCAGAAATGGGCAGCCTAGGAAGAGCTCGTAGATAAATGCGTATCCGCGAGTTTACTGAAAGATCAGACAATCCGTCTGCTCAACAACTAATAGCACTCGCAGAATACCTTCATGGACGCACAGACGATACCAACAGTAGCAAGTCAGTTCCTATCAAAGTTTTTTTAAGCATGGCCCACAATATGGGTGTCAACATCACTGACAGTCAATTGCGCACACTGGCTGGCGAAGATCCACTCAAAAACATCATTGTCAATGTAACCGATGAAGAAATCATACTAAGTGGAGCTGGCGGCGACGAAGCAGAAGCAGACACCATGACAGTTGATCAAGCGCAAGACACAGTGGCTGGCATGGCAGATTCGGCTAACGAACTTACATAAACTACTTGACTTCTGTTGTAATTACTGTACAATAGCTATATGTTAATAGAAAAATTCCAATACAAAGCAATGTCGCGAACCAACATTGACGGCAAACGACATTATACAACTCCTACTGGTGCACCTGTACCCAGTGTTACTACAATACTTGACAAGACCAAAAGCAAAGAGAAGATGGAAGCTCTTGCTAATTGGCGCCGACGAGTTGGTGAACAGAAAGCACAGGCTATTACCACAGAAGCAGCCAATCGTGGTACAAGAATGCACACTTATTTGGAAAATTATGTTCTAAATGGTGAAATCAAAGAACGTGGCAACAATCCGTTTAGTTGGCAATCACATGCTATGGCAGAAACTGTGATACGTGAAGGTATGTGCAACGTCGACGAAGTGTGGGGTGTTGAAGTTCCTATGTACTTTCCGGGCATCTATGCTGGTACCACTGACTGTGTTGGTGTACACTCAGGCAGCGAAGCAATTATGGACTTTAAGCAGAGCAACAAGCCCAAAAAAGAAGAAT